ACCTAATCCAGCTGCCATAGTCCTAGCTCCTTAATAACTTAATACGCCGCTGTCAAGCAAGCCGTATATGGATGAGTCTAATATAAAACCGTCAATAATCGGCTCTAAAGTGGTAAGTGTTGTTTTCCAGCTATTAGGCGTAATGCTTTGAGCTACGCCAAAAACCTGCAAAGTTTTAGTAAGGGTTGAGCCCCCAGGCTGGTTAGTTGTAATAGTTACCGGGTCAAAGTAGTCAAGGTCTAGCGCTGCAATAATGCCTGTATTGTAATTATCGGTATAAAGGTCTAACTCGATGGCATCGCAACGTACGCTTGTTTCAGCTCTAGATGCCACGTATGCCTGAGCGTAATCCAGGGCTACAGCATCGGTCTGCATAAGTAGGTTTTGTTGGTTATAACTATGCACAAAGTACTTATCTATACTGGCTTGGTTATTAGCTACCTGAGCTGTACCGCCTGTGCGGGTAATGCTGGCTGAGTTGTAAACTAGGGTATCGTCAAGGCGCCACACCGCGTTAAAATAGCTAATATCTGTGCCATTATCATTAAAGACTGTAGGGGTAGCCCCTGTACTGCCAGCTGTAACTGAACGGTCTTGAAAAACAAAACTGCCGGCGGCATCAACGTACAAAGCCCCATATTCGCTTATCTCCACAGTTTGCATAGCTGCAAGGCTTGTACGAGCTGTACCTGGGTCTGCCTGCATTGTGGTTAACCCTGCATCTATATCACGCATAGAAACTGGCCAGTCAATAGCATCTAAAATATTGTTAATTCTTGCCCCGCTGAGCTGGCCCGCTGAGGTACCTGCCACCGTACTTACCTGAGCATTTTGGGCGAGTCTAAAAGCATCTACGGCTGTGATAGTGGTATAAACCACATCTGTAGCATTTTTAGGCGTGGTAGTTGTATAGCTAGTAATGAACCCAGCAAAAATAGGATAAGTGGTAGCGCCATAAGTAGCCGTAATCTGTACTTTACGCATAGGTGTTAAAAGACCCGCATAGGGTGAGCTACCGTTTTGGCTATTGAAGTCCCCATTTTGGTCAACAATTCGCATAGTAAGAGTGCCAGTTTGGAATTGGTCAGCTTGCGGATTACGCCCGCGCTTTGTCTGAATACTATCTACCACATTTGATACGTCAACAATAACACTAGCTGAATCTGCCAAAATATTAGTATCAAGTATGCCTGAGCCTAAAATCATAGCCTGAGCGAAGCTAGGCCCAGTACTAAAGTTGATAACGGCGTTAATTACTGGGAGTGTCATATTGCTCCGGCGTAAGTGAGGTTATTTCCAAACCTATTATTTTCTTGTACGGCTGTTTGTACTACCTCAATAAGTCCGCTGGTCTTATCTACAACTGTTACCGTTACGTTGCTGGCAGATTCCTTTGTTCTAAAGGACTCTAAAGCACCGCTTGTATCTCTAGTTAAGCCCAATTTAGCCATATATATTTCTAGGGCTGCCTCATCAGCTGCATTTTGTTGCTCTAACAAATCTGCAAAAGCATTAGCACGCTCAGTAGCAGCGTCGGCATATTCCAGAATTGCTGATATTGAGGCCTTAGCCGCTATCTCTTTAGGTACAGTTGGTACGTAATCTCCTATTGGGATTCCTGAGCCAAGTGAACCGCTTGTAGCAGGCTTAGTTAAAGATTGTGTATTGGCTTGACCAAGTAGCGTTAGCATTTCGCGTATTTTTTGTAAAGCGGTATTTAAGTTTTCTTGGTCTATAAGAGATTTGGGCTGCAATGTATCTAAAATACCTTTGATGCCCAAAATGGTAAAGCTTTGGCTCTGTAAAATACCCAACACCTTTAAGTCTGCATTGAGTGTTGCAGTAGCGGATTCTATGCGCTTTATATCTTGGGATGCTATGGCATCTTCCAAAGCTAAAATATCTTGTTTAACCTTTAGACGTTGTACATCATTAGCAATAGCTAAAATCTGCGCGCCGGTTGTTGCCTTACCAAGCGCCTCAGCTTGTCCAATTAAAGCCGCATTAAGTTGGATTTTCTCTATGTCAAAGACATCTGTACCTTTACCTAAGGCAAGGTTTGCTTTGTCTATAGCTAACTTTAACTTTTTTGCTGCTAATTGCTTTAATTCTTCGGCTGTTAATACCTTTGTGTAATTAACTAATTTCTTAGTTACTCCAAACTCTTTATTTAGTTGAGCCAAGTGCTGAGAGGCCGTATTATCCATAGCAGTAGATTTTTTGGCTACCTCGTCAAACTTACCCGACAACATATCTAGGCTCTTAATGACTCCATAAATAGTAGCTGCGATACCTGCAGCTGCAGCAAGACCAGCTAAGGGATTAAGTACAGCCATTTCAGCAATATAAGCGCCAATAGCCGTATTTCTAAGTACTACCATTGTTGCGTTAAGTGCTTTAAGTACGCCAATTACTGTATAAATACCAGCTGTAATCTTTGTGCCAATAAACATACCCGCTAAAATGGCTGCAAAAGTCTTTAGAGAAGTTTCGTTTTGTTTAATGAATCCGGCTAGTTTTCTAAACGCCTCACCGGCCTCTGTACCAAAAGTAATAATCTTTGTCTGTAATTCGTCAATACTCTTAGACCCAGTAAGAATCGTCAGGCTATCTACTAATCCTTTGCCAAAAGCCTCTTGGGCATCCTCTACAGCTGTTTTAATACGCAATACGCGGTTGGCATATGTATCGGCCGCTGTTTTCGCCTGGCCATTAAATGTCTTACTCAGATATGCAACAATTTCTTGTAGGTCACCTGTCTCTAACATTGTCTTATTTATGCCTACATTTAACTTACCAAGTCCACCAACATTGCCTTTATAGGCCTTTGTCAAAGCTGATACGACGCTATCTAAGCTATTTGTTGAGCCTGCAGATACGTCCATTGCAAGGTTAAGTAAAGTAGTTGCATCAGCTGTATCTTTAGTAGCAACGGCTAACGTCTGAAATGCTGGTACTAATTCTGATTTAAGGGCGCCTGTAGCTAGGGCCAATTTGTCCAGGTAAGAGGCTACTGAAGCATCTTGCATTTGTAGGCCAAGATTTTTCAACGTATTAGAAAGGCCTGCCATTTGTTTCTCATTGGCAGCAAAAGCGTTAATAGACCTGCGAGCAAACTCCTCAAAACCGACGCCAATTAAGGCACGCTTTACATTAGTCGCTAGTTTATTAGCTGAGTTTCCGGCCTTATCAAAAGCCTTTTGTCCTAAAAATTGCGAGACTATATTTATGGATACGTCGCTCATTTAGCTCTCCCCCTAAATACAAATCCTTTTTTCTCAAAATTACTAGCTGCCTTTTCAATGGCCTTTAATACAGCTGCATTAGCTTTGCCCTCATCTTCGGCCCAGGCACGGTAAATAGCACGCCCTGTACTTTTGCGCCCTGGGTTACCAACAAGACCTTTAGGCCTGGCGTTGACCAACTGGCTAGTAGAATTAAGGCTATTTATGAATTGTTTACCGGCATTAGGGTTTAGTGAATTGTTAAAACCCTTACGGTAAGAGTTATTTTTTTCTTCATAATAGTTAATTTGGAATGCGCCTTTATTGTAATAAGGCCCACTTGTACGATATACCAAACTTTTACGCTTGTAGTTTGGTTGTCCACTTTCGTTTTTACGTCCAGCTGTTTCATAAATAGCACCGCCAGCTGAAGCGTTTACAATACGGGCAAGATAAGACCAACCTGCACGGTTAGCCCTAGTCGGTGTAGTTTTATAACCAATTTTGCGCTTGGCCTCTCCTGAATCAAACTTAGGAAAGGCTCTGTAGTTGGCAGCATCCGAGGAAAGGGGTTTAGACCAGCCTGATAGCAATGACGCATTGGCTGGTATAAATCCTCTTGCTTTACTTACAACAGTAGATAAAGCATTGCCTACTTCAGTTTGATATTGCTTTAATAAATCAGGAGCAAACTCTTTAGAGGCTTTGAGAAGCTCAACGACGCCCTTTACTTCGGTTGGCATTTTGCATCTCCTTAGCTCTGTCGTTAAGCACCTTCAACATATTCTTAAACATTGCATCATCAAGCTCCAACAAATACTGGGGCGCGATTCCGGTCTCAATAGCAAGTTGTGCCACCAAATACCCAAAACTACCGCGCCCCACTATTGCGAAGGGTCATCGTCCAATACATCTACCTTAGATAATGTATCTAAAAATGAAGCTCCAAAAACAGGTACTTCAATCCCATCTGACCTAAGACATTCCCAAGCCAGCCAGTAAACATCAGACTGTTTTTCATCATCACGAAAAGCTTTATGAAAACCTTTCTTTGCATACAACTCAAAGGCCCACTCGATTTTTGGCGTTATCTGATGCTCAGATACCGTACCGTCAGCCCTTGTTATTTTGAGTTTTGCCATTGTGTTAGCCCCTTTTCTTTTTTATCAGGAAGTTGTGATTACGATTGGTGAATTACAAGTAAATGTAATTGACTGAGTAGCAATATCCGCTACAGCGCCATTTATATCAGTTGTATTATTTACCAAAATAGTAGTGCTATAAAGTGGATTGGTCGCTGAGACTGCAGCGCTTGATTGCTTAAGTGTCAGCGGTACTGTTGTACCCCAGGCTGCCTGTAATGTCGCATTGACATTAGCTGCAGCTGTATCACTTAAAAAGTCAAGCGTGATAGTGCTAGCTTCCAAACCTTTAACAAACTTGTGTGCAGTATCCATATTGTTACTACCTTTTCAGGCGGGCTAGTCATTTCTGCTAACCTCTATACCTTTACCATTGGTATAGTTCGGACTATATCTTCACCCTATTGCTAGGGGCAGCGCGTGTAGTCTCTACGGACTCTCTGCTCTCGCAGGTTGCCTCGGTATTAACCCGCTTTTATTGGGGGCCTTCACCGATATAGCGCTGTAATTTTCATCGCCGCTTACGCAGCGAGTGGGCAATACTCTTTACCCATAGCGGT